AAGCTGGAAACAGCAGAGTTGGCTCTCGCTGAGCAAACAGAAAAGGTTGAGGCATTTGCCGCAGCTGGCGCTGTAAAAAAGAGCGTAGATCCAGAAGATGATGAAGAAGTAGCAGAAGAGGCGCTTGCCAAGTCTGCACCTACTTCATTCTGGAGAAATACATATTTGCCACAGGAGTTAATTAACTCCCTAGGTTATAGGTCATAAGGTAAGGAGGAAAAACTACTATGGCAACACAAGAAGAAATTTTGGCAAAAGCCAATGAGGTAACTACTGCGGTAGTTTCAAACAGCAGCCCAGTCAGTGGTGGTGGTGGACTTCTCTACCCAGAGCAAGCAAATCGCTTCCTTGACTTTGTTGTTGATCAATCAGTATTGATGAAGAACGCACGAGTAATTCGTATGCGTACTCCACAGATGGACATTGATAAGGTGTCTGTCGGCACTCGTTTGCTTGCAAAGGCAACCGAAGCAACAGATGATGGCACAAACGCAGCTGTCACATTCAGCAAGGTATCGCTTTCAACTGTAAAGCTTCGTCTTGACTGGAATATTTCAACAGAATCGTTGGAAGACAACATTGAGGGCGCTTCACTGGAAGACCATATCGCACAGATTATGGCTCGTCAGACAGCAAACGACCTTGATGACTTGTTTATCAACGGCAACACATCGTCAAACAACGGTCTTCTTAAGGCTTTGGATGGCTTCAATAAGCTTGCAAGAACAAGCGGAGATGTTGTAGACTTCGGAGGAAATAACATTTCCCGTTCGGTCTTTGACAAAGTTCTTCGTACCTTGCCAAGCAAGTACTTGCAGCGCCGCAATGAATTGCGATTCTTCACAGGTCCAGGACTTGTTCAGGATTCAATTTATAGCTTGGGTAATCCAAACTCGGCAACTGAGGCAACAGCAGGCGCACCTGCTCCAATGTCAACAGCTGGTGAAATGGCGTTCTTGCAAGGTTCAATGAGAGCAAATGGTGGTCCAGGTGCAACTGGTCTTTCACCATTCGGTATTCCTCTTGTTGAAGTACCTTTGATGCCAGAAACCGCAACTGGTGATTACTCAGCAGCTGCAGGCAGTCATGGTTTTGTGGAACTTACATTCCCTAACAACCGTGTAATTGGTATCCACCGTGACATCACAGTGTATCGCCAGTTCAAGCCAAAGACTGACACAATTGAGTACACACAGTACATGAGAGTTGCAAACAACATTGAAAATGCTGATTCATATGTAATCGGTAAGAATGTTAAGTTGCGTTCACTCTAATTTAAACAATTAAAGTAGGTATTGGGCGGGGTTCACAAGAACCCCGCCTTTTATCATATTTAAATTGATTTAAATTAACATAAGTGGTAAGATTGATCATATGACTAACAACGAAACAAGCGTAACATCCGAAAAAATTAATAAACCTAAAAAAGCTGTAGCAAAGAAAGTTGCGGTTAAAAAAGAAATCATTAAAGAAAACATTTCTGAAGAAGGAAAGGTTTTAATTGTATTTGAAAGCGGATCTGGGTATTCAACTGCATCTGGATTCCGTTTTTCACAAAGAAATAAAATGGGCTTGCTTCCAGTAGAAGAAGCCAACTTGCTTCTTACATTAGATAATTTTAGATTGCCTAGTGATGAAGAAAAGGAAATGTATTATACTAATCAGGAGGATTAATAATGGCAGGCAATCTTACAAACTATCTTGAGAATAAACTTATTGATCACTTCCTGGGTACTACTTCGTACACAATGCCAGCAGATGTTTATGTAGCGCTATTTACAGTCGCACCATCTGATGCAGCTGGTGGAACAGAAGTTACTGGTGGTTCATATGCTCGTCAAATTGCAACATTTACCGCTGCTTCAAGCGGTGCAACATCAAATGATAGCAACATTGATTTTACAGGAATGCCAGCAACAACAACTGTAGCAATTGGTATTTTTGATGCTTTAACAACTGGAAATATGTTGTTGTATGGAACACTTACAACAAATAAAACAACAGATGCTGGGGATACTTTAAGAATCGCAACTGGCGATCTTGATATCAGCATTGACTAAGGGGTTTTGATGCTGAGAAGAGAATTTACAGGTGCTGCTCTAAGGACTAACTTAAGTGCAAATATTTCAAATAGCGCTTCTTCTTTTTCCGTAACTGACGCTGTTGGTTTTCCATCTGGTTCAAATCCTTTTGCAGTAGTTATTGACAGAGGAACATCTGATGAAGAAAAGATGCTTATCTCTTCAAGAAGTACAAATACTTTTACAATCCAGATTCGTGGTTATGATGGAACAACCGCAAGATCACACACATCTGGTGCATTTGTAGACCATGTTCTTGACGCAGCAACTATTCAAGACATGAATACAACAACTTATGATAATGAAGTTTTAATGTGGATGGGGGCATAAATGGCAAATCTAATTCCGAAGTCTATATATCTAGGTAATTCAACGGGTTCTAATGTTTACACAGTTGCTAATACAGCAGGTAATTATACAATTATTAAATCAATAAATGTTTGCAATACAAGCGATGCAGCAAATGCTACGGTGAGTGTTCATGTGCTTGTCGCAGGCGCATCTCCTGCTAATAATAACAAGATTATTAGCAACGCCAATGTTATTAAAAGCGATGTCCTGTATTACAACACATCGGTTGTCGTACCAGCAAATAGCAATGTTTATGTATCTTCAAGCAATAGCTCAATAACATTTAATATTAGCGGGGTAGAATATGCCTAATCTGGTAAATAGTGGTTCTACGACTGGCGGCTCTGGAGCATCAGAGATTATTAGATGGGATCCAATCCCACAAGAGTTCCTGATTGGTGATAAGTTTTATGGTTTTCAATTTTATCCTGCAAATGGTCAATTGACTATTCAAGAAATTCTAGAACCAAGTCTGATTACATATGAATACAGCACAACAGCAGATGTTGTGTCATTGCCAAAACATAGATATGGAGACACTTTCGCAGCAGACGACTTTTATTATGACCCAACAGATCATGATATTTATAAAAACTGGCTAACGAGTCAAGCTGAATTAACATTTTCTTGGTATACTGGTAATAATACGAGTTTAATAGTGGAGGTTGCATAAATGGCTGCAATAGATTTAGGTAGACTAAGATTCTATCATCAAGGCGCATACAATGGCGCTACAACATACAAGGTTAACGATGTTGTCACATATGGTCCAACATCGTATGTATATATCGCCAACACCGCAGCTTCTGGCAACCTTCCAACGAATACTGCGTATTGGTCAAAGCTCTCAGATGGTATTTCAGCACAAACTGCATGGACAACCGCAACTGCTTATTATCCTGGCAATGTTGTTACTCGTGGTGGACAAGCATACACAGCTTTGTTGGCTCATACATCAAATAACTTTTCAACTGATCTTAATGCAAACAAATGGTTGCTCTTGGTTGGCGGTGTTCGTTGGAGAGGAACATGGGCAACTTCAACATCATATATTTTAAACGATCTTGTTTATGTTGATGGTGATGTCTTTATTGCAACCGCAGATGGCACATCAAACTCTTCATCATTTAGCAATGATATATTCTGGACAACATATTCCCAAGGTGGTGCAAATATTGTTGCGCTACAGACGGGTAATAGCGGAAAGATTTTAACAACCAATGGGAACACCACTGTCTGGACATCAACTCCTAGTGTAAACACAATCGCCGTTGCTGGAAATACTTTTATTGGTGCAAATGCTACGACATTTGCAAACACACTCACTAATCCAACACTTGTGGTTCAGTCAAACACAACAGATTACTCACAGATTGCTTTTAGAAACTTAGGAACAAATGCGAATAGCTCAACAGACTTTATTGCATACTCTGATATTGGTGATGACGATACTGGTTGGATTGACATTGGTATTACATCATCAAACTTTAGTGATCCATCATTTACTGTTACTGGTGCTCATGACGGATATGTATTCGTAGAAGCACCAGCCAACAGTGCTGGTAGTGGAAACTTGATTCTTGCTACTGGTGGCAATGGTACAGAAAACAAGATTATCTTCGCAGCGGGCGGTCTCCAGAGTAGCAATACTCAGATGGTTATTACCCCTGATACATCTGTTGCAATCAATATTGCTACAAACTCTACAAGCGCTACAACTGGTGCTTTAACTGTTGCTGGTGGTGTTGGTATTGGCGG